CAGCGTACACGATGCCGCCCGTTGACAAGGTGACGGACTTGCCAACCGGGCCGGCTGCGCTGGGCGTCACGGTCGCCCGCGGGGTCCCCTCAAGCCTCCAAGTTCCTGCAGCCAGCGCACCGGACGTGAACGACCGAATGGGGCGCTGATCGACCTGCGTCGCCGAGGTGTACCCGATGATGTTCGCCGTGCCGAGGCCGCTTGTGATCTGCCGCCCAACATCGGCGGGGCGGAACTCAAAGTCGCCCGAAGCGACCGTCGCGCTCCCAGCCATAGCCCCGGTGCCGTACACAGACAATGTCATCGCCTGTGATGTGGACCAGTGACCTACCTCTGCCAACGGCCCGGGGTCAAACGGCACACCCTCAGACAGCCACTGATCATCCGACTGCCGCACCAAGCGCCGGGGCATGTGGCCAGGGTGGCAGATGATCAGCGTGTCTGCGCTCTGCGCATGCTCCAAATCGAGCAGCTCGGATGCGCTGTAGGGGTGGTTTGCTGTGACCTGGCTGCCGCCACTCATCAGCGCCGCGCCTGCCTTGAAGAACCGCGCGTTCACGCTGCTGAACTCGACGGCATAGCCCGGGTCCACCCCGCGCACAAACGGGATCAGCCGGGATTGCGTGTTGTGGCTGCCGGCCGCCTGCACGTACCGACGAGACGGGCGGGCGGTGATCCCACCTTCGCGCAGGGCTACGACATTTCGCAGCGTCTTCGCCCCAGAGTTGTACTTCTCCAGGTCGGTGCGGCCCATCAGCCGCGGCGACAGTTCACCGGCGGAAAAGTTCGTGGTGATGGTCTGTAGCTTCATGCTGCGCGGGCTTGGAGTAGCGGCGAATCAGACCAGTCCTCGGGCGGGTTTTCCTGACCATCCTGGGCGCGAGCCATCGCCAGCACGCCAGAGCCGCGGCGGTAGAACTCCTCCTTCATGGAGTCGCGCAGGCTGGCCGACTTGGTCACCGGGTAGGCCAGCGCAAGGCGCATGCGTGCGGTCATCACGGCCACCAGCCCGGCGTCCCATTGGTCCTCCGGCTTGTCGGCAACGTAGACGATGGGCAGCACGTTGGAGTGGGACAGGAAGCGGCGGGCCTCGAACTGGTAGTCGATGGGCTCGCCGTCGTAGCCGACCTGGTAGGTGCGCACCCAGTCGCCAGGCGCGGCGAACTGGTAGGCCCACGAATGGGCGGGAGACGCGGCCAGCGGGGCCAGCACCGCGCGTGCCATCAACGCATTCCAGAAATGCGCCCGCATGATCTCGGACTTCGCGCCCGGGTAGATCCCGGCGCAGACCGTGGCCCAGACGGTGCCGTCGCGGAAGCTGTTGATCGGCGTCCCGCCCAGCTCCAGGAGCGCCGCGTTGCAGATGTTGATGTCTGTCGTCATGGTTGCCCCACGCAAAACGGGGGCACGCGGCCCCCGTCTCAGTTGCCCTGCTGCGGGCGATCAGTCGTTGCCGACGTACTCGACCTCAATGCGAATCTGTGCGTTCGCCGTGGGCGTGGCACCCGACAGCGTGGCGTAGACCTCACACGGCACAGTGGTGATGTACTCGACGCCAGCCGCCACGAGTGCGCCGTTGTTGATGGCGGTGCGACCAGCAGACGCGACAGACACGGATGCGCAGATGCCGTCCGCATCAATGGCCGTGCCGGACGCATCGCGGATGCCCACGTCGAGCACCACCGAAGCAGCCATCGCAGCATGCGACACGATCGACCCAGTGGTGAACCGAACACCGGCCGGCAGGATCTTGCCGCTGCCGATGGTGTCGCCGTTGGCCCATGTGACGGCAGCCGGCGAGGTGATGAACACCTTGCGGACCTTGCCGCCCTCCTGCGAGGGCTCAGCCCGGCCGGGCAGAACCCGGGCGGTGACTTGTCTGGAAGTGATTTCAGCCATGGTTCATTCTCCTGTTCACTGGAAGGCGATTTCCACAACCTTCTTCTCATCCTGGCGGCCGGCGCCGTAGGACGCGGCCAGGCTCACCTGCTGCGCGTTCTTCTTGTCGCGGCGCGGGCCGGCGTCGCCTTCCTCGAAGCCGCGGCCGAAGTGGATGCCGGACTTCGCCCAGGCGACGGTGTAGTACACCGACGATGCCAGGGCGATGCCGTTGAACGGGATCCACTTGAACCCGAGCCATTGGCCGCTGATGTCGCCGGACTGCAGCATCTTGACGGCCATGTAGTCGGAGCTCGTGAGCGTGGTGTCGCTCAGGATGTCCTCGAGCATCTCGGCGTTGTAGCTCAGGTAGAGCTCTTCCCCGTTCATCTCGTCGGCCTCGTTGCGGCGGAAAATCTTTCGCGCAGTCAGCACCTTGGCCTTCGTGAAGCCGGTCGAGCCATGGGCGATCTTCTGCTCGATGGGCAGCGCCGTGGACGTGCCGTCCTTGCGCAACTGCGAGCCGCGCGCGGCGTCGTAGATGATCTTGTCGATTCGGCGATTGCGCTTCTGCATCAGCAGGCGGGCATAGTCGCCGCCAGTGATCGGGTTCACCAACATTTTCGGGATGTCCGCGCGGTCGAGCGGCAGGGCCTCGAAGAAGTCCGACATGTTGACCACGCGCGAGTGGTGCGCGGCCTCGGACCACTCGGTATCACCCAGGCGGTTGGTGTTGGCCGCCAGCTGCGACCCATCGTCGCCCATGAAGTTGATGGTGAACGACTCGCCGGTGATGCTGCCGCGGTCAGTTACGCAGGCCAGCAGACGGGAATCCCGCTGGGCGCACTCCATGCGGATGGCGGTGTCCCACTGCCTAACGAAATACTCGGGGATGGTCGAGGACATGAATCCCTCCAGGGTTGATCAGGTCAGCCTGCGGTGAGGGTGTCCGGGGTCGCCGGGCCTACTGATACGGCAGGCTCGCGGCTGGTGCGGGTCTGCGCGGACTGATCACGGGGTATCTGCGCGTCACCACAGGCCCGACTGCGCGCAGTCTCTGAGCCTGGGTGATTGCGATCCTGACCGATCAGCGCGCAACAGGGTTTGCGCCGTACTGGCGCCGGAAGATGTCGGCCACCTGGGCAGACACGCGGGCGTGATCGACGTGCTTCGGGTTGCGGTATGCCTCGCTGGCCATCAGCTGTTCGGCGCTGCCGGAGCTGCTCTGCACCCCCAGGCCACCGGCCGGGCGATCCTCGCGCATCTCGCGTCCGAAGTGGGCCGCCACCTGGGCCAGGATGGGGTCGGTGCCGTAGTTGCCGATGAACTGCGCGCGCAGGCCCTCGGGCAACGACGTGACGAAGCGCTGCGCGTTGCCCATCTGCGCCTGATAGTCGCCCGGGTCTTTCCAGACCTCCTGCAGCTTGGCGCGGGCATCGGCAGCGCTCACGGCGGCGCGCCCTTCCATCATGGCCGGCACGATGCGGAAATACTCGCCCATCACCATTTCATACTGGCTCTGGGTGAGCCCGGCCTTGTGGGCGCGCTCCTTGAACGCCGTCGAGAGCTCGGCGTCCAGGGGCAGGTCCTTGTATTCCTCGGGCGGGGTGTAGGCGTAGGCGTCGGGCGCCTCGGGCGGCAGGTCACCGGAGCCGATCCGCTTTTCGGCGTGGGCGTAGCTGTTGGCCAGCTTCTGCGCGCTGGCGGACAGGTCGAGTTTGCCATCGGCAATCACGCGGAACTTCTCGGGCAGCCAGGCCGGTGGCTCGCCATCGGCGGGCGCAGCAGCCGTGGCAGCAGGCGCGGCCGGCGCGGTGCCATAGAGCGAGTCAGGAGCGGCGGGGGAGGCAGCAGGGGCGGCCGGAGCAGCCGGAGCAGCCGGCGCCGCGGGCGTTGCAGTGGCCGCAGGCGCGGCAGGGGCAGCAGTGGTTTCGGTGGTCATGCGTCAGCCTGGGGCGTCTCGATTGCGTCATCCACGCCGCGCGCCCTGTTGCAGCGGGTGACGATGTAGTCCAGCACTTCGCGACGGGCCGCGCGCTGGTAGGTCTTCAGGACCGCATCGATGCCGCCATCGGTGACGACACCACCGCGGCCGAAGCGGCGGAACAGGTCTTCGAAGATGGCAGCGCCGCGCTGGTCGGTCTCGAAGATGTCGAGATAGAGGCGGTCCAGGTCGTCTTGGTCTGTCATTCAATCACCACCGGCAGGGGATGGGTCATGCCAACACATGCATGCCTGGACCCAGCTTTTGCTGGGTCAGCATATCCTCGAACGGCCCTGATTTTATGACGTCCGGGCACGTAGTGAACTTTGAAAACACCTCCAGACAGCCGCCATTGGCGAAGAACGTTGAGCCAGACTCGTGA